ACATTTAGACAAAAAGAATCTTTTCATAAATTTAATCAAGCTATTAAAGATGAAGTTACTCCTTGGGTTAAAGAAACCTACGCTGATTTAATACAAAAAAATAATAGACGTTTCTATCATGTAAGTAATATAGTAGAAAAATCTGAAACACCTTTAATGGTTGGAGCTTTACTAGGAGCTGGTGGTTATCTTGCTACTGGTGAAGATGAGGCTTTTTGGAAAGCAGCAGCTTTTGGTACTGGTGCTATTACTATAGGTAAAAGTGTAGGTAGTATTGTATCTAGAATTAAATCACTTAAGTTAGGTAGAAAAATTCAAGACTCTGGTTTTAAAAATATTAAAACTAAACTTAATGAGATTAAACAAGACTTACCAGAAGGTAAAACTCTTGATGATTTATCAATTAAAGATTCGCCAAAATTTTATTTAGATCCTAATGTTAGAAAAGCAGATCTTAGAAAATTAGGTAAAGCAGAAGAAGTACAACAAGCTAAAGGTTTAGCTGTATCTCGTTATTTACTTGATGACTATAGAGCTTATACTCAAGTTAATTCTATTGATATAAATAGAGTAGCTAATCAAATAGCTGTTAAATTAGGTACACCTGAAAGAGAAATAGAAGTTACTAAATTTTTACAAGGCGATAAAACTGTTAAATTAACTCCTGATGAAATTCAAGTAGCTAAAGATATCCGTAAAATTTATGATGATGTGTATGATACATTTCAAACTACAGAACTTAGATTTAAATTTTATGAAGATTATGTAACTGGATTTTGGAAGTGGAATGAGTTTACAGATGATATAGGTTTTGCAACACAAGTAAGAGATCTTGTAACTAAATCTAATCCAGCAGGTATGAAAGGTAAAAACATATCACAATTAGAAAAAACATTTCCAAGTTATGAAGCTGGTATAGCTAAAGGTTTAGAACCACAAACAATGGAAATTAGTAAAATTCTTGCTAAGTATTTAAACTCTGCTACTAGAGCATTAGGTCAAAGAAGATAGTAGCTATGTTAGAAGAAGCACCTATACCAGGTATGGGAGATGGTGCTGGTGGTATAGCTAAGTTAATGTATCGTAATACTGATTTACCTAGTACAATAAATCCAGTTGATTATGTTAAGTTTTATCATCCTGCTTTCTTAAGCAAATCTATTGATCCTACAGATCTTACTAAAAAACAAAAAAATGATTTTGCACCTTATGTATTAAAAGAAGCAGAACCATTATTAAGAATGTTGTTTGATGCTAAAGATGAAGGCTCAGTACTAAAAGCTATATCTAATATAAATTTCTTAATGAAAAGATTTAGTGTAGGCTATTCATTCTTTCATGCATTTACATTATTAGAAAATATGATGTTTACTGGTATGAGTTTTAAAGAAGCTGGTAAAACTGCAGTACGTGCAGGAGCTTCTAATAAATGGACAGATAAAAAAGTACCTATTATAAGTTGGGATAGAACTACAGCTAAAACTATACTAGAAAGATCTGGTCACTATGATGATCTTAAAGTAGCAACTAGAGCTGGTGTAGAGTTTAGTCATCCTGAAGATATTGGTTATAATAGATTTTATAATATACTTGGACAAGCACAAGCAGCATTAGATAGATCTCCTATATGGGGAACCTATCTAGCTAAACAAGGTATTAAGTATGGTATTGAATTACCATTTAGAGTTATTGATAATATTACATGGGATCGTGTATATAATGCTGGTAAGCTGTATGCATTTCAAACTGCAACACTTAAGTTATTGCAAGATCCTAAATATAAAAATGTTCCGTTAACTAAAATTCATCAAGTAGCTGCAACATATACTAATGATGCATATGGTGGATTAAACTGGACTAAACTATACATGGATACAAGTGATCCTGTATTAAAATATATTAAATCCAAAGCGTACAAACCATCAGGTAGAAGATTAATGCAAATAGCAATGTTTGCGCCTGACTGGACAACTGCAAACTTTAGGATTGTAAGTAGAGCATTTCCTGGATTAAACAAAGATCCAATGTCTAGGAAATTATATGCGGCTTATGTAACAAGAGCTGCTTTAATTATAGGTGCTGCTGGTATGGGATTACAACAAATGTTTACTGGCACAAACCTATTAGCTAATCAAGATCCTACTCGTGTAGATCTTGGTAATGGTATGCAATTAGTGCTATCAAAACAATTCTTTGAACCACTTCACTGGGCTGTACATCCATTTAAAACAGCAGTAAGTAAACAAGGAATGTTACTTAAAACAAGCGAACAATTATTCTTTAATAAAAAGTTCTTGACAAGCCCATGGCCTAGTCCTATCAGTAAAAGAGATGCTTCATTATTACGTAAAGCATATGATTATGGTAGTACAGCAGGTATGGCGTTTGTACCTTTTTCATTAAGAGGATTAATTGAAGAAGCAATGGATGGTGGATTAGACTTTCAAGATGCAGTAGGCTGGATTTCAGGAAGTTTAGGACACCCAATATATAATATACCGAGACCAAGCAATAGTAAAATGCCTGGACTCAGAACAATACAAGAATATTTAAATATTAAATAGGAGAAAACAAAATGGCTGGAACAGGCGTAGGTAAATTTAGTTCAACAGGAAGTAACAATACAAGTAACATGACTGTGAACTTTGCAGAAAACATGGCACCAAGTAATGTTAATAATGCTGCAAGAGAACTCATGGGTCACATGAGAGATATGTATGAACAACTTGGAGACGGATACTTTGAGTTTGGTGACGGAGATGGTACATATACAGTAGCACGTAGTGATGCTGATACTATTACTATAACTTCATCATCTGACATCTCAGGTGTATACTTTGCAGGTAGAAAGATTAGAATCACTGATGGTGGTGCTAATGTGGTAGAAGGCACTATTGCTTCATCTTCACACTCATCTACTACACAGACTGTAAACTTAACAGGTATCTCGTTAGCTTCTGGCACTCCTACCAAAGTTGAATTAGGTATAGATACTGCTGCGTTTGGTGGTCGAGTAATCCTAGATGATGATGGTGATACTTACATTGAAGCATCTACAGATGACAACATAGAATTTTTTACTGCTGGTAAAAAACAATTTAATTTAACTAATTCTGGTTCTATACAAGCCTTTAGAGACGGTGGCACAACTTTTGGCCCAAGTTTTAATGGTCAACATCAAAGAGGCACACTTGCTTCTCCATCTATTGTACAAAGTGGTGATAGATTAGTTGAGTTTAAATCTACTGCTTATGATGGCACTGCTTATATAGATGGCCCACGTATATCTTTTAGAGTTGATGGTACTCCAGGTGATGATGATATGCCTAGTAGAATAGAGTTCCAAGTAGTAGCAGATGGTTCAAATTCTTTAAATGAAGTAATGAGAATTGATAGTGCAGGTATTGATGTAACTGGTGCAATTACTGCAACTGCAGCTTCTACAATCACAACTGCTGATAACACAACTCAACTTACCTTAAAATCTACTGATGCTGATGGTGGTGCTGGGCCTAAATTAACTTTACAAAGAGATTCTGGTTCTCCTGCTGACGGTGACGTAGGCGGAAGAATACACTTTGTTGCAGATGATGATGCAGGAAACACTTTTGAAGCTGCTTTAATTGATGTTACTTTAGATGATGTATCTAATGGTAGTGAGGATGCAACTTTAGATATTAAAGGTGTAGTTGCTGGAAGTGAAGTTAAAAAAGTATCTTTTGGTGCTGAAACAGTATTTAACGAAGATAGTGCTGACCTAGACTTCCGAGTAGAATCTAATAATGATACTCACATGCTATTTGTTGACGCTGGTAACGACCATGTAAACATAAAAGCATCTGCTGATTTAGGGGGCGTGTTAAATGTTAGTGGTTCAACTGTTATTTTAGTTAATGATAACGAAGACACACTTACATTAAAATCTACTGATGCTGATGCAAATTCTGGGCCTATTTTGGTTTTAAATAGAGATAGTGGTTCTCCAGCAGATAATGATGCTTGTGGTCTTATTAAGTTTAAAGCTGATGATGATGGTGGAAATTCAACTGAATTAGTTAACATAAGTGCTAAATTTACAGATGTTAGTAACGGAGCTGAAGATGCAACATTTAATATAAGTAGTGTTGTAGGTGGCTCTCAAATGGGTAGATTTGCAGCAACTGCTTCTGAAACTGTATTAAATGACGATTCAGGTGACATAGACTTCCGAGTAGAGTCTAATGGCAATGATTATATGCTTTTTGTTGATGGTGGATTAAATGAAGTAATGGTTGGTGGCAACGCTGAACAATCTGCATGTTTTAGTGTTCAACAATCTGTAGCTGGAGACCAAGGACAAGTGATTACTTGTACCAATACAAGTTATACTGGTGTTGGTTTGGATATAGGTGTTTCAAGAAATACAACAAATAGCACTTATTTCTTTCTTAAATGTCAAAGAAGAGGTTTTGCTAATTCATTTCTTGTTAGTGATGGTGGTGATGTTTTATCAGGATCTAACACTTTTGGTGCTATCTCTGATTTAAGAGTTAAGTCAGATATAGTGGATGCTAGTTCTCAATGGGATGATATAAAAGCAATTAAAGTACGTAACTTTAAAAAATTTGATATGCCTGATTTGTTACAGATAGGTGTTGTAGCTCAAGAGCTTGAAGATGCTGGTATGACTGGTTTAATACGAACCCAAGATCCTAGTAAATATGATATTGCACATAACTCAGTTTTTGGAACTTTATATGAAGATGGTGACACTATTCCTGAAGAAAGTAAAATAGGGGATGTTAAAGAAGTTAAAGAACAAGTCAAATCTGTTAAATATTCTGTATTATATATGAAAGCTATCAAAGCTTTACAAGAAGCAATGGATCGTATAGAAACATTAGAAACTAAAGTAGAAGCATTGGAGAGCTAATATGTTTACATTAAACGAGAAAGAATATGACGAATCTAAATTATCTGATAAAGGTAAAGCAGCTTACGTAAAACTTATAAGAATTGCTGAACAAAAATCTGATTTAGATATTGTTGCTAACCATTGGACAGCACAGCTCCAAGCTGAACTTCCAAAAGAAGAAGTTACAGATGGATCAGAGTCAAAAGAATAGCATAGATATTGCACGTCTAGAAGGCAAAGTTGACGTAATCGCAGAACGATTAACTTTAATGAAAGATAATCACCTGTTTCATATTGAAAAAGATATGCGTCAACTTCGTGCTTTAGTGTGGTTTATAGGTACTACTGTCTTTGCTCAAATGCTTTATATCATAGTAAGATCTGTTGTTTGACTTATATTAGCAAATAAGATTATGTTTATATATGAACAAACGAATACTTGTAATAAGTGATACGCATTGTCCTTATCATCATCCTGATTTAATTCCTTTTCTAAAAGCTATTAAGAAAAAATATAAACCTGATCGTGTAATACATATAGGTGATGAAGTAGATTCACATGCTATATCATTTCATGACAGTGATCCTGATCTATATAGCGCAGGTGATGAACGTACAGAATCTTTAAAGACTGTACATGCTATGGAAAAATTATTTCCTATAGTAGATTTACTAGATAGTAATCATGGTAGCTTAGTCTATCGTAGACAGAAAGCTACAGGTCTACCTAGAGCTGCAATGAAAACTTATAATGAATATTTAGAAGTAGGACCAGGTTGGAAATGGCATGATGATCTGCTTATCACTATGTCTAATGGACAACAATGTTATTTCTGTCATGGTAAAGCTGCTAATGTATTAAAGGTAGCACAACAATATGGTTGCCCTACAGTACAAGGACACTACCATTCAAGTTATTCAATACAATACTGGGGTAACCCCAACAGTTTAAACTGGGGTATGCAAGTCGGATGCTTAATAGATGCTAAGTCACTAGCATTCGAATACATGAAAACACAAAAATCTAGACCAATAATTGGATGTGGTGTTATATTAAATGGACTCCCAAAGTTGATACCTATGGTTTTAAATAAAGGTGGAAGATGGAACAAGGAACTGACTTAGAATATTTAACAACTCCTAAACAAGGAGTAAAGATAGTTAAGAATAAACTTTATTTATATATCAATTCAACAAGGGGAATCTATGCAGAAAACAGACTCACAAGCGAAGATGCAATTAATCTCGCAAGACAATTACTTAATGGAGCAAACCAACTTACCTGAGGAGCCGATTATGTATGAGCCTGAAAGCAATAGACGACCTGGAATAACTAGAAAATATATTATGGATAATCATAATTTCTATGTAAACATAGGTTATGATCCTAAAGATATGTTACCTAGAGTAGTACGTATCTGGAGTGATATGAAACAAGGTACTACATTTAGTGATATGTTAATTGATCTATCTGATGATATTACTGAACGATTACAATTAAGAAAAGATTTAGATAGATCTTTAGATCGCATGGCAAAAGCAGCACCTCGTAGAAGTACTGGTGAGCCTACAACAATACAAGGTTTAGTCATTGATGAATTGATTAAGTCTTATTACCTGGAGAAATCATATGAATGATATAAAAGAAGTTATAAAATACACATGGAGCAACATGTCTAAAAAGAAAAAGATAATTGCTGGTGTAGTAATACTAGCTATCATAGCTATTATTGTTGCATAATGGAAGAAGTTAAGGCTAGAATTAAAGCTCATGAGGGCTATCGATTAGAGCCTTATAAAGATACCCTAGGCTTCCTTACTGGAGGCTGGGGGCATAAGATATTAGCTGGTGAAGATCTACCCACATCTGAAGCAGGTTGGCAAGAGCTATTTGATAAGGACTTTAATATAGCTTTAAAGGGGTCAAACAGCCTCATACAAGAACATTTAGAGAACAAAGCATATAATAAGTTACCTGAGACTCAACAGTCTATAATACATGGTGTATTAATAGAGATGTGTTTTCAGCTAGGACAAGCTGGAGTAAGTAAATTCAAGAATATGTTTAAAGCTCTTGGAGAATGTGACTTTGCTGAAGCAGCATTACAAATGCAAGACTCTCGTTGGAATCAACAAACACCAGCACGTTGTCTAGAACTATCTACAATTATAAGGAATATTTAAATGTTACAAATGTTAATCAAGCCGCTTATTGGAGTGGCTAGTGATGCTATTGGTGGTTATGTTGAAACTAAAAAAGCTAAAGCAAAACAAAAGTTAGTAAAGATTGAAGCTGAAACAGAAATTGTTAAGCAACAAATTAAAGGAGAAATAGACTGGGATGTGGAAGCTATTAAAGGAAGCAAGGAATCATGGAAAGACGAATACCTTACTATTTTGTTTAGCATTCCTTTACTCTTGTGCTTTCTTCCTTTTACTGTTGAGTATGTTGAAAGGGGTTTTGCTGCTCTTGCTATGACACCAGACTGGTACAAGTATACACTAGGTGTAATTGTATCTGCATCATTTGGTATTAAAGGTGCAACTAAATTCTTTGGTAAGAAATGAATGAGTCTATTGAAATAACAGGTAACGAAAGAATTGCTTTTGATAATGGTAAAGTAGAAGTAGATACAGGATCTAACACATTAGATTTTTTATTAATACTATTACTAATCATGTTTATTTATGCAGGTAAAAAATTAATTGATAAGTGGATTAAATAATGTGGTTTATAATAACAATAGTTTTAACATTTCATGATACTGACTTAACTGTTGGTAGAGAATATAAAGCTGAAACATTTAAAGATACTTGGGAATGTCATCAGTATATTACAGAACATAAAATAGAATTATTAAGTCCACATATAATTACATATGGTGATTCATTAAAAGGATTTGAATTTTATTGTGAGTCCAGGTACGGAGCAGAAGTATGAAGCTATCGGACTCAACGCAAATTTCTTTACCTGCTCGTAACCTTTTAGCCATCCTGGGAGCAGTTGCAATCGGTACTATGAGCTATTTCACTATTGTTGAAAGGCTTAACAGTATCGAAACAACTTTACAATTAATGGAAAAAGATATTGAAGCTGCCAATGCTTTTGTAGATGGTGTACCTAAAGGTGATATGGTTAGTCCACAAATCCAAGAACTCTATATGTTAGTTGAATATCTTTCAGGTAATGTTGAAAAGTTAAAAGAACAAATGGAAGCTGAGATACCGCTAATATTAAAGAATGATATGATTATACAATTTCATGAAGATCGTATTATAGATTTAGAAGAAAGAAAAAATGGGAATCATTGAAACTGTAATCATTCTATCTCTGTATGTATATGATGGTGGTAACAAGTCTATCGAGGGGTGGTATCACCAAGATAGTTTAAGTACATGTCTATCTGCAAAGCGCATAGCTGAACGCAATTCTGGTAATCAAGTGCAATATACTTGTACATTAGAACAATGCTCTATGACTATAGATGCTGTAGGTACTAAACATTGTGATAAGATTATTGACTAGTAAGTTCTATCTGTAAAATATTTCTTTGCATCTAAACCACCTTGCTGAAGCATAGTCCATTTACGTTGTACGTATTCAGGTTCTAATCCTGCAAGATGACAAGTATATCTGAAGTCATCACTATTACTACTAAGCCATTCTCTAGCATTAAGTATGTGATGATAATCTATATGTTTTTTTTCGACACCTTTGCGAGTTATATGAGTAGGATTCTTTAATGCTTCTTGTATTGCTGTAGCTACAACCGCTACCCATAAGTTCTGCTCTGGTATCATGGATCATTCTAGTCCTTCTTTAATTTTTTCTAGGTATACAATAAAGTCCATTGCTTCTTCTTGAGCATCATCTATCCATTGTATAAAAGGTTTATTAGCAGTACGCATAGTATCGCCATACTTTTCTATACCTTCTGCAGCTCTACGTTTCATCTTATCACAGACCTTATCAACTAAAGGATCGGTCATATTGCACCTGCTTTAGTTAATGATTGAAACTGAGAACAATACATATCATTATCTTTTCTACGAAAGTTATCTTTCTCTTTACTAAAGATAGATTGTTTCATAGCTAATAGATGTTGTTTATATTCGTCAGTTTGTCTAGCCCAATGTTCTTTCATTGCGCCTGATAAATCAGGTGGAGCTTTGAATACCTGTTCAGCTAGTATAGTTCTTAGATACTCTTTAACATATGCAGCTTGTGCTATGTGTTCTGCTTCAGTATCTTCATTATCGTAATTTTGTTGGAGTGCTTTCTCCATACCCTCACGAGTTATAATTGTCATAGTTTATCCTTTCTAAAATGGTACCTCATCATCAATATCATCATCTACTGTAGCACCAGGAAATGCATCTTTGATTTCATCCACTACATTAGTTGTTGCTTTGTTGTATGCGTCTTGACCTATCTTAATCCACTTAGCAATCTCTGTTACTGGATCTTTCATTTGTACACCTTTCTCATGATGTAGTGTCATAACTACTTCAGTGATTCGACCAGCCAATCCTACAGCTATCATATCTTGTGGTAGTGCAGATGATTTGTTTGGTGTCGCTTTCGCTCCACCAGTAGGTTGAACATCTTGGTTGATATCTACATCAGGTCTAGTTACCTTGAATGCAGTAGCATTACCATTACGCTCTTGTCCATAAGACACCATGACTCTATCGCCTACTGCTACTTGAGGATCAAACTTACAATAGAACTTTATTTTAGTTCCACTACCTTCTAGTACTACTGGCATAAACCATTGGTCTTTGCCTGGCTTTGGTGCAGAGATATAATCTACTGTACCGATTGATTCATTTGTTTGCATTTGTATTCTCCTTGCTATTTGTGTTGATTCTAGTTTTATAATTCCTTTAGTTGTTCCAAAGCGTTTTCGCATTGTTACGATCCTCCTCACCCCACTTGAATCCATCTGTGTTGAGAGGTATCATCTTAATAGCTGTCTCAGTATTAGGTACATTAGCCATAAAGGTTTCTAAAGATTCAAATGAATTTATCATAGTTTCATAATTATCCCTAATCATTTCTTCTGATAATTCAAAGACTCTAAACTTCTTATGTGAAGCGTAGACTAGTGTTGCTGGTTTATTTAACAGTACAGAGTATAGTGATTGTTGTCTAACATGATCATCTCTTGGAGCTGTAGGTACTGCAAGTGTAGCCTTGGTATCTACAATCATATTCTCATATTCAAAGTCTGTTACTGTAGTAATAGGAAACTCTAGCTGTGGTAACTTATGTCTTTTATAACTTTGGAATAGATGTGGCTTACCTGCATCTGGAAACTGTTCCTTAATACCTTGAGCTAGGTTAAGTGATATAGCACCAACCTTGTCTGTTTCATCAAACCATTCGCCATCAAACTGTCTTACCATATGTTGCGTAGAATGTTCAACTACATCAGCA